TCCGGGCGAGGCCTCCAGCCTTCCCTTACTGATATTGAAAACAAAGGCTTTTTCGCCTTTTTTGGTCCCACCTTTTTCCATGCCGGAAAAGGTGGGACTTTTTTGTTCGCCCGCCGTTCCCGGGCACGACCTGCAATTCCCCATCCCGGCGCATGACTGGAGACCGCCTGTGCGGCTCCGCCCATCCCCGCGCCGGGCTGGCTGATTCCGCGTCGCACAGGCCCTCCAAACAGGAGAGCCACATGGCATTGACCCTGCAGCAGCAAATCACCGCACTCTATGACGCGGCATTCAACCGCCCGCCCGACGCGGCAGGCCTCGCCCATCACATCGACCTGCTCACATCCGGCCAGCTGGACCTCTACAGCGTCGCCGACGCGTTTGCCGCCAGCGCGGAGTTTGCCGCCGGCACCGGCCTTGGCGGCACGCCATCGGTCATCGTGCAACGGCTCTACAGCAATGCGCTCAACCGCGCCGGCAGCGTCGAGGAGTCCAGCGCCTGGCTGGACCTCCTCTACACTGGACGCGCCGATATGGGCGACGCGCTCGCCGGATTTGCCCTGTCCGCTGAGTACGCAAATCTGGTCGGCTGGCACCACGACGCAGCCTGACACCAGCCCCGGCGGCACCTCACGGCGCCGCCGGGCTCGCCCGGGAAGACTGCCATGAACACACGCATCCTCAGAATGTGCCGCCGCGAGCGGCGTGGCCATGCCTGTTATCACGTGCCTGCGCTCGGGCAGTTGCAGCCAGTGCTGTTCGCATGGGATCGCGGACACCTCACATTCCGGGCCGAGGACGTGGCCGAGCGCAACGGCACACTGGTTTCGTGCATCTCGAGACACTCACTCCCACGTGACAAGACCGAGGCCAAGGCGCTGTTCGCCGCGCTCGAGCAGCACCGCCGCGAGGGCACGGAGACCCCCGCCGCGCGGTCATGGCGCGAGTACCAGGAGCAGCGGCAGACCCCGCCACCGGCCTCGCCGGCCCCCGCGCCGTCCGGGCCGGACAGGCTCAAGTTCGACCTGTTCGGCAACCCGATCTGACGGGCTTGACGCGACCGGGCTGGCTATCGAGAATGAGAACATTGATAGAACAAAGAGCCGCGCCACATGCCGAACCCAGTCCTGCCGGAAAGCCTGCCATTCACGGTCGAAGCGCGTGACGAGACCGGGCGAATCGTCGAAGTAATCGCACGCTGCTGCAACCTGACCGTCGCCCTGGGGGCATTCGAAGCCGCAAAGCCATGCCGCCAGAGCGTTGAGCTGATGGTCAGGGAGCGAGCCAGGATCATTGCCCGGTGCCCCGCCGTTGACCCGCTTGCCTCCCGCAGATGAGGCGACGCCGGCGATCCGGCGAAAATACGCTGTTTGCGTATTTTTCAGTTGACGGGGATACGCAGATTGCGTACATCTCAGCCATCAACAGAGCGTTGACCCGGCGCCTCCCGGCAATGAGGGGCGGATGACGAAGATGACCATCATCACCCTGACCAAGCTCCACAGCGGCTTTCGCAATCTTCCAGATGTCTGGACGTTCAACCACCACCTGGCCATTGACACCAACGGTGATTTTCAAGCCGATTTCGTGTTGCCGCCCAGCCTCGCGCTTGGCGAAGACATGCTGGGGCGCCCCGCTGTGTACGACAACATCGGCACCCATTACGATGTTTCGATCACGGACACCGGCAACCCGGTGCTGATCGGGCGCCCCGATCACCAGGTGATCCTGCAGCCCGCGTCCAACCGCTGATGACCTCCTACAGACCGAGGGGGCGCATCAATTGCGCCCCGCTCAACAGCCGCCCGATCCATGGGCTGCTGTCGGGCATTCCCCACACTATCACCGCCAAAGCGTACCTTTACGAGTTTTTCCCGATGGTTCCGTTCGGGGTTTTGGTTGAAGTCAACCGCACCGGTCGCCTCTGTGCATGGGTCGGCGGCGGCCTGAAGATACTCGACCAGCGCAAGGCCGCGGCGGCCCTGAGTTATATGCACTATTTGGAGACCACGGATCATGACTGGAGACGCGCGAGAATTGATCGAGATGCAGCTGGATCAGGCGACAGCGGAAACCCAGAAGATGACACGGACGAAGGAATACAAAGCCCAGCAGGCGACGGAGACGGCGAAGATGTGCCGTGAATGGCGCGCTGCGGCTGGCTTGACAGCCAGCCGCGCCGCCGAGGTTTTGGGCATCCCGGCCCGGACTTACGAAGGCATTGAGCAAGGACGAGGCTTTGCATACCCGCACTTGCTGGCTCTGGCGATTCAAGCGTTCCGGTAAGCGGGGATCACCCCCCGCCCTTGCCCCGCCAGATCCCCAACACGTCCCGCGCTGTCGCCAACGGATCACGGCTCGCCCGCAGCGCAAACGCTGCCCAGTTGCGGCCCGTCAGCGCCAGCCCCGCCGCCACAGCATCGCTCCACGTCGGATCGAGCGACAGGAATTGCCGGATCGGCTCGGCGAACGTCACCGCCGCGCCGAGCCCTGCCGCCACCGCCAGCAGCCGCCCCCACAGGGACAGGTCCCGCTGCATCAACGCGCCGAGAACGGCAAAGGCAAGGATCATCAGCCATTTGGTGAGCGACGCGTGGGCAAGCCATTGCCCGATCAGATCAATCAGTTTCACCGCATCGCTCCTGTAAAGTGTCAATTCGCGCCAGCGACAGCACCAGCCGGTCGCTTGCGTGGTCCATATCCTCCGGCTCCCAGCTCACCTCCGCCAGCAATGGCCGCAGCTGCTCGCAGGCCAGCGCCCGGTCAGCGCCGCCGGCTGCCGTGCTGACGAGCGGCGGCCCGCTCGCGCAGCCGCTGGCGCAGAGCGTCAGAGCCGCCACCAGCCACCATCTGATCAACCGTCCGTCTCGCATCCCGCACCTCCTCGCGCACAGCCTGCGCGGCCTGCCCCCGGCCCTCGGCCCGGGTGAGACGGACGAGCCGCCACCGGTCGAGGAGCTGACCGGCAAACGCGGCCAGCACCTCGGCTAGAATCGTCCAGACCGTAGCCATCGGCTCAGCCCTGAGACCGCCCAACAACACCGTCGCCGTTAAGGTCAGTGCCCAGCCGCGCCTCGATCATCTCGACAAGCCGCGCCCGGTCGATCCCGAAATACGTCAGCGCCTGCGGCACCGCCGCCATCGCATAGCGCGCGGCCTCGGCCACCAGCTGGCTCTTGACGTCGACCGTCAGCGGCCCGCTAGTCACCCCGCCAACCTTGGCCCGGGCAAAGTCCACCGCGTAGTAGAGCGCGTCCTGCAGCCGCGCCCGCATCTGCTCGTCGAGCTGCATGTCGGCGCGATCCTCAAACACGGCAATTGCCCGGCGCAGCAGCCAGAGCAGGCCGCCGGCCAGCAGCGTCAGGCCGATCTCGATCACGGGCGCCGCCACTGGCGACAGGTCGACAACGGTCGAGGCCGCCGCCGGGTTGAGGGCGAGCAAAAGCAGGCCAGCGCCGAGCGCCAGCGTCATCATCATGCGCATGTCAGTCTCCTGGGATTGCGAGGCGTCACGCCTCGTTTGTGGTCACCTGACCCTCAGCGGTCAGGGTGACAGGACCGGTCAGCGGCAGCGGCACCGAGGCCGGCCAGCGGACCCCGAGCAGCCGCTCGCGCGCGATGCGGGCAATGCTCACCATGTTCGATTGATTGCCGCCGAGAATGTGATAGTGCGTCGCATCCTCGCCGACATAGAACCCCACGTGTCCGGACGAGCCCGTCCGCGAGCCGCGCCAGAACACCGCCACCGCGCCGAGCGACGGCCGCGCCAGCCGCACGCCGAACTGGAGCCAGCTGCGCGCAAGATACGGATTGGTCGGCAGCACCTCGTTTGTCAGCGCCAGCGCCACCGACGTCTCGACAAAATCCCCGCACCAGGGCAGCCGCGCCGGATCGCCGAGCGTCTTGCCGTCACTGCGCAGCCAGGCCAGCAGCCCGCCCCGGTTGCGCCGCTCATGCAGCCCCATTTTGGACCGCGCGATGGTCAGCCAGGACGGCTCCAGATCACCGGACACCGCGCCAAGCAGCGCCCGCCGCGTCACCGGCCCGACGATCCCGTCCGGCGTCAGGTTGTTCGCTGCCTGAAACCGCACGACAGCCGCGCGCGTGCGCCGCCCAGGGATGCCGTCAATCGCGCCGGGCCGAAAGCCCTTGGTCTCCAGCGCCCGCTGGATCTCTTTCCAGTCCATCTCGATCTCCATAAAAAAAGGCCCGCCAAAGCGAGCCAGAAGGTCAGGTTGTGTGCGGGATGATCAGGCGACGATGTCCGCCTCGGTCAAGCCGAGCAACCGCTCGGCGTAAACCTCCGAGCCGCTCCACATCGGCCACACGCGTTTGCGCAGGCTGGTGAGCGGATAGGCCGGGTTGAGCCACAGGACAAACGGCCCGCGCGGCGCGGCACTCGCCAGCTCGACATCCGCCACCGCCACCAGCGCCGGCAACTCCAGCGGCACCGCAGAACGGATCGTGAGCCAGATTCCGGCCTCCCGAACGGCAGGCGAGATCTCGTTGCCGTCACCGTCAAACACCGCCTCGGCGGCGATCACGTCGCAACGCAGGCCGGCATAGCGCTGGCCTGCGAACGCGCCCGAGAATTGCTGCGCGACGGCTGGCAGTGCCAGAGCCCCGCCCTCCTCGGCTGGCACCCCCAGCGCCGACAGGTCGGCGTCCTCGGCTCGCAGATAGTGCAGGATGTGGTCAATGGTCATTTTGCTCATGATGCCACCCGGCTAAACAAGGCGAGCGCATCGGCGTCGGACAAAGAAAACGCCCCTACCGCCGCCAACCGCGTTTGTGCGTTGAGGATTGCGCCGCTATCGCCGCCGCAGCTCAAACCGATACCGGTGAGCGACCCGATCAGCATTGGCCTGCCAGAGATTGTGACAGGAGACTGCGCCCCAGCTCTACCCCAGAACGTTCCATCAGCTCGCCACGTTGCAACAGCCGTGAATTCAGCATCGCGCGGCACCTGCGTCAGCGTCGCAAGGTCCGGTCCGGACGTCGGGCCACCCGACCCCAAGGTGCTGCCCAGCCCTCCACCGGACAACCGCCGAAACAAAGTGAACCTGTTGTTGCTGTCCGCGCGCGCCTCGATGAAGCGCGAAAATGCGTTGGCCGATTGAAAGTCGCGCCCGCGCCAAACCATCGTCAGTCCAGTTGACGTTGGATTGATCGCCAGCCCCGCATCTGCCGCCGGGACGACCAGCACGTCCGATGCGACCGTGTTTGAGCCGAACGGCATCAGATACGGCGTTGCGGTGACCTGCGGAGCTGCGACGATGAACGTGAAATCGATAACGTTTCCGGCAACCCAGCCGGCCGCACCGCCGGACGTCAACCGCAACCGAATACGGCTGGCACCCACCGGGCAGACCAGCGACGCAAACCTAAGATCAGGCGTGGCCGTGTCGATGTACTGCGCGGGCGTCGAGATCGTTGCCGCAGACACGAATGCGCTGGACGGAGCCGAACGCCACGACACCTCCAATTGAGGCGCAGCAGCACCCGGGCACTGACGCTCTGCGATGACCATCGACGACGTGTACGTCACACCTTCCGTGAGGCCCTGCTGCTCGCCCGGACGCAACTCCCAGAATGTCCCATTCCAAGGGCCATAGACGCGGACGCGCGCCGCCGGCAGACCCCGGTACGTCAGCAGCTCGACAACCTCAGTCGTCAGACCGGCCGTAGGCACAGCGGTCGCCACCCACCCCGGCAATGTGCCACCAGCACCCAGCACGCCGACCGTGGCCGTCGCGAAATCGGCTGAGCCCACAAGATTGGTCCACCCCTCGCGCGCGTCGTATCCGCGATCCGTCACGGCCATCACACCATTCCCAACCTCGCGCGAGACGCCCCGACCATCCTCGGCGCGGCGGGCAGAGGCCCGCGAATGATACAGGCTGTCGATCCGCGACAGACCCACCTGCTGACGGTTGAGCTGATAGCGCCCAGCCCGGAAATCCAGCGCCAGCTGAAACGGGCTCATCCAGGCAGGAGCCTGCCGCGTCACCGCCAGCGGCCCCAGCCCCAGTTTAATCGCGCCCATGCCGCTCACCACAGCGCCACGATGGCGGCCGCCGTCGTGCCGGTCGCCCGCACCTGCCGCACCCGGATCGGCAACAGCCCGCTTGCCCCGGCCAGTGTCACCGTCTGCCCGCCCAGCATGGTCACCACCAGGTCACCGGCCGATCCGACCCACAGCGCGCGCGACGGCACGGCCAGATTGTTTGCGTCATGCGGCACCACCGCCGCCGCATTGGTCGCCGGGCTGTCCGGCGCCAGCGCGTAGGTCTCGAAAGGATCACTCATGGCTCAACTCCTCAGGTGCGAAAATCAAATGTGGTCGCGGCCAGGATCACCAGCGGCGCGACCGAGACGACGAAAAACGACACGGCGTCGATGGCCCCGGCCGCAGGCGACAGGATCGGCGCCCCGCCGGCAAACCGCCACGCGCCGGACCAGCTCAGCTGATGCCCACCCGCCACGCCCTGCGTCAGGATCAACAGGCCAGACTGCCCCAGCGCCGCCCCGGTCGGGTCCATCACGGCCCGGGACCCGGTCAGTGTAAGCGCGAAGTTGAGACCCGAGGATAAGTCCAGCGTCACCGCAGGCCCCTCGGTCACGGTGACCGGCGCAAACGTGCCGGCAATCCAGTTCGACACGGTCACCATGTCGGTGAGCGCCGCCGGGAAATTGACCACGTGCCCGCCGTCATCGAGGCCGCGCGGGTTGCTCGCCGGCTCATAGTCGCCGGAATTGTACTCAGCGAGGCGCGCCAGAGCGCCCGCCACGGCTGCAGGTGTGGTCATGCCAGGATCTCCTGTATTTCAAAGCCGGTCGCCGCGCGGCGCCAGTGCGCCAGCGTCAGCGCGTCCATCCGCGTGATGCGGCCGAGGATCGCCCGGCGCTGCATCCGCACCGGCCCGTCCGCCGGATCGGGGATCACATGCACCTCGCCGGCATAGCCCGCCCGCGCCATCACATCGAGCACATCGCCAAACGCCTCATCGTCGGGCAGATGATCAAACCCGAAACGGCAGACCCGCGCGCCACGCCGCGCCCGCACATGCTGTCCGCCGCCGAGCAGCGGCGAGCGCCACGTCGCATCCTCGATCTCATGCCCGTTGCCCTGCACCGCGATCCCGGTGGATGGCCGCCAGGATCGCCCGAGGAACAGCCGCCCGGCCTCGACATAGCCCGCCGGGTTGCCGGTGTCCGACAGCTCAAGCCGCCAGCTGCGGGCATTGATCCGCGCGGCAAACACATGCACCAGCCAGAGCGGCGGCAGCGCCGAGGTGTCCGTCAGCCCGGACCAGTAGCGCAGCGCATCCCATCCGAGCGTCGCACGGTCCGCCGCCATCGGCTGCCGCCAGCCGCTGTCAAACACCTCGTCCGTCAGCGCCCCAGCATAGCCCCGCAGCCGGTAGCGATACCCCGCCGTGAGGTTGGTCGGACCGAGCAGAAACGCCGACAGTTTACGCGGGCGCCCGAGATCGACCGTCATCTGCGTCGCCGCCTCGGCCGCCGAGGTGCTGCGCGCGACCGCCGCCAGCGGCAACCGCTGCAGGTTGGCGAGCGGCAGCCCGGCCGCCCAGGCACCGCCGGCCAGCGTCGCGCCGTCCGACCAGGGATCATAAGTCAGGATCATGGGTCACCCGCAGTGGTAGGTACAGGCGATGCGCCGCACCTCGTCCGGATCGGAAAACGTCGCAGCCTCCCGGGCTTTGGCCACGGTCGAGGCCCGCATCACCCCGTCGCCCTGCCGCTGGCCGGCACCGGGCAGGCTCGACGCGCAGAGGAGATCACCCGCCGCGATGTCCCCGCCCCGGCCACAGACATTGATCAGCCCCTCGCCAAGCGAGTTGATCACCAGCCGGTCAAACCGCTCGGCACAATAGTCGCGCAGCGCCGCCGCCTGCGGCCCGAAGGCTGCCATCAGCGCCCCCGCCTCAAACGCCACGCGCCGGCTGATCACGCCATAAACACGCGGATCGGCCACCGTTTCGGCCAGCGCATTGACGCCGACCGCATCATCCATCCCGCTGCGCATGAGGATGCGCCCCGTGTCGATCACGATGTCGCCCGGACCGCCCGGCGCATCCCGCTCGATCAGCCCGTCGTGCGAGCCGGTAAACGGCGCGATGCTGCCCACCTCGCCATAAACAGCAAACCCGCCAGAGGCCGCCGGAACGCCGATCAGGCCCGACCCGCCGCCACTCGCCCGCCCGCGAATGCCGTGATTGTTGCCCGAGCCACTGGAGCCGGTCACGATCAGCGCCGGTTGATACGCGTAGCTCGAGGAGATGTCGGCAAATCCGCTCAGCTGCAACGCCCCGCCGGAGGAGCTGTTCTGCAGCCGCACCGCTGGCGTGCCGGATTCGCGCGCGACGGACATGACCACATCGCCGGAATAGGTCTCGCCGATGGCCGCCACTTGCGAGCCGGAAGCATTGATCACCCGCAGATAATTGTCGCTCGCCGTCATCGTCACGCGCCGGCCACTCGTCGCGGTCTGCACCGTGGCACCGGTGATCGTGACGCCGGTCAGCGAGCCCGCCGTGACCGTGCCGAGATTGGCCGACACCGCCGACAGTGAGCCCACCTGCATCTTGTCCGCCGTCACCGACGCCGCCGCGATTTTTGCGCCCGTCACCGCGCCATTGGCCAGCTCGGCATTGCCGACAGAGCCCGGCGCCAGCGCGGTCGAGGTTGTCGCCGCGCTCACCCCCGCCGTTGCCGAGGCGGGAAACCACGGCCCGAGATTGCCGCTGCGGTCCCGCGCCCGTGCCCAATACCAGCGCGTCGTGGAGGTCGGCAGGCCCGTATGCGTCAGCTGCCCCGCCGGCCCCTCGCCAACTTTCGCCGCGCTCGCCCGGTCATTCGCCGACGCAGCCCAGATCTCGACAGCGGCGAGCTGCAGATAGGGCAGCACGTTGCCGTCACTGACCGCCACCGCCAGCGTGATCTGCTGCGCCCCGCCGGTGGCCGTCAGACTCGTTATCAAGATATCCGGCATGTCAGCCCCACAGCGTCAGCGTCACGAGCCCGTCGCGCCATTGCTCGCGCCGCCCGATCACAACCATGTCGCGCCCGGCCTGATAGCCGAGCCGCGACAGGACGAGCCGCACGGTCAACCCCAGCCGCGCCGCCCCGGCCAGCTCGGCCGGCACGTCGACCGCGACCAGATCGCGCCGCACACTGTAGAGCGCCAGCCGCCGTGCCGCCTCTGCCGCCGCCGCCGTCCCATCGGTCAGGAGGGCGTCAAAGGTCAGCTCCGGCGCCAGCGGATGCCGGCTGCGCACAGCAGGCGCCTCAGCGATCACGTCCAGTGCATCGCGCGCCAGATCCGCCCGCACGTCCGCCGACAGCATCTCGGCCACATCGCCCGCCTGGTACTGGTGCCATTGCCGCCGGTGCCGCAGCACCACCCGCCACGCCGGCAGCCCCTCGCCCGGATCGCTGACCCGCAGCAGCCGCAGCGAGCGCGCCTCGATCTGCCCCTCGCCGATCTCCAGCACAGGCACACCGGGCGCTGCCAGCCGCCCGACCTGAATTGCCCCGGTCGGCGCGGTCAGCAGCCACCCGCCGACACTCGCCAGCACGTCCTGCATCGCCGCCAGTCCCGACCGCTCGTCGCCGATATAGATCCCGACCTCGCTAGGTGCCGCCGCCGCCAGCGCCGCCACCGACGCCGCGTCCACCGATGCAGCCAGCCCCATGCGGGCGAGCATCCGCTCCACCACCCGCGCCGCCGACCGGTCAGCCAGCCCCGCACCCTCGATCACATCCGCCGTCACCGTCCGGTACGGGCTCGCCCCCAGCCGGAACAGGCCGAGCGCGCGACACGTGCGATAGCGCCCGCCAGGGATCACCGCCGCCGCCAGCGCGGCGAGGCTCGCCACGTCGCCGTCATCGGTCAGCGGCACCCCCGCGTCAAAAACGCTGATCGAGGACACCGCCCCGGAATGCACCTGATAGATGAGATTATGAGGGTTGACAGAGACAGCCGGCACCTTGAACACCCGCCCGAACACCAGCGGCTTGACCTTGCCCTTCAGGTCCGGCCCGCCGTCCGCACTCGCCCCCGCCGCCGCCGTCGTGCCGCCGTAGCGCGCGGTCTGGATCGGCTGATCCAGATCCAGCCGCCGGTCATAGAGCCGCAGGCGCAGGCTGGTCAGCGCATCGCTCGTCGCGTCCACCGCCTCCATCGTGCCGGTAAACAGCCGCTCGGCCGCTGCAAGCCCGAGACGCGGATCGGCGACCCGGTCAATCCGGATCGCCCGCCCGTCGAACCCGTCATCGAGCCAGCCGTCAAGCGCGCCATCCGCATTGGACAGCACCACCTCGCCCGCCGTCACCGAGCCTGCGCCATAGGTCCGCCCTGCGCCGAACAGGCTCGCCTCGATAAAGCCGGGATCGGAGATCCGCGCATCATAGAGCGTATTGGCCGGCACCTCGGCAGGACCGCTCGCCCGGCCATGAGTGGACAGATAGCGGGCGACGAGACCGCCCCCGACGAGGGGACCGGACCAGGCGTCCAGCGTGATCAGATACTCGCTCATCGCGCCGCCCTGCCCATGCCCGCCAGCCGCTGCTGATCCTGCACCGCGCGCGTCGTCTCCTGCACCGCGTCGACATTGGCCCTCGCCCCGGCCGCCACAACCCCGGCCAGCCGGTCCACATCCTGCCGCAGCCCCCGGATCTCGGCAGCCACGGCACCCGAGTTGTCATTGGCCTGATAGGTCCCGGCCCGCATCTGCGCCAGCTCGCTGGCATAGTTGCGCGTTGCCAGCACCGGCATGACAAACTCGCCCGGCATCAGCATGCGCGGCACGCTGTCGACGCCGGCAACGCCGCCACTGACAAGCCCGCCCGCCGCCATGCCCGGCAAGCGCAACCGCGCCGCCTCCGGCGAATTGACAATGCCGGCCTGCACCCCGGCTATGTCGCCGCCCTTGGCGAGATAATCCAGCCAGCCTGCGAGGCCCGCACTGTCCGGCTCGCGGCCCAGCACCGACAGATAGAGATTACGGATCGCCGCCTCGCGCGAGTTGGCGATCCCGCTCGCCACGTCCTTGATCGAGCCGCCGCCGGCCAGATGCTGCTGCCAGCCCGCCAGCCCGCCCGCGTCCGCCTGCCGCCCGAGCAGCGATTGATACAGCGCCTGGATCGTCGCGGTATTCTGCGCGGCCTGCATCGCCGCCAGCTCGCGGATCGCAGCGGCCTGCGCACCCTCTGCACTCGCCAGCGCCGCCATCGCCGCATTGAGCCCGGTGATCGCCGCCCCGACCGACAAGACGCTGTCATTGATATCAATCAGCGCGCCGACCTGCGTTTTGAGCGCCGCCAGCTGCTGCTCCGCTGCCGAGACCTGCGTTTCCGCGCTGGCCAGCGCCGCTGCGAGCTGCTGGTCAACCGACTGCCAGATTGTCGTGTAGGCCTCGGTCGAGCCGTAATAGGCCCGCGCCTCGTTGAGGTAATCGCGGCTGACCTGCTCAAGCCGGCCGAGCGCGTCCTTGTCGCCCTGTCCGACCTTGGCGAGCGTCTCCTGATAGACCCGAGCCGCCTCCTGCAGTTTTTCCAGCGGCGACAGGGGCGAGAGCTGCGCGTCCAGCCGCAACTGCGTCCGGAATGCCCTGATCTGCTCGGCAAATCCGCCGAGCGTCGAGATTGTCTGTTCCAGCTCCGAGCGCTCGGCCTCATAGGCCGCGCGCAGCGCAGCCCGCGCCTGATCCGCCGCCGAGCGCGCATCCGCCACCTGGTTCGATCCGCCCGCGCCGATCAACCCGCGCAGCGTGTCGGAGATCGCGGGGAACACCTCGGCCAGCGCCTCGAGCTGCGACTCGGTCAGACCCGAGGTCGCCGCGATCTGGCCGAGCGACAGCTCCAGCGCCCGCAGCGCCCCGGTCGCCTCAAACCCCAGATCCGCCGCCGTTTTCAGCCGCTCGTTGTAGAGCGTCAGCGCCTCCTCGATCTCGCTGTAATAGCCGATCCCCATGGCCCCGGAGATGCTGCCCCGGATGCCGGCATAGAGCCCCCGCGCGCCCTCGCCCAGCTGCGTAGCAGCCTCGGCCGCCGCCTCGGTCAGGCTTTCCAGCGCCCGCTTGAGCAGCCCGTCCACAACCCCGGCCGCCTCGCCGCTCGCCGAGGAGACGGCCTTGAGCGCATTGCGATAGACCTCAGCCCGCTCCGCCGCCGGCAGGCTGTCCGCCGCGCCCTGGGTGATCGAGGCGATGGCCGCGTCGAACTCATCGAGCGCAAGCGCGCTGTCGAGGCCGAGGAGCTTTGTGTCCGCCAGCCGCTCGCCGAGCGTCTTGACCGCGTCATTGAGCTGGTTGATGTAGCCCCTGTCCGTGAGGTCATTGATCGAGCGCCGGATCTCGTCGGCGAACTCACCGCGGAGCTTGTCCATCGCGGTCTTGACCGCCTGGTCCACCGAGGCCGCGGCCTCGTCCGCCGACATCGCCAGCCGGATCAGTGTCTCCTCGAGGCCGACCGCCGCGCCTTTGATCTCGTTGATCCGCTCGGCGACATCGCTCATCGGCTCGACGCCGGTCACCAGCGAGATGGCATAGCGCTGCGCAGCATGCTCCATTTCGGAGATGTAGGTGTTCACCGCCTCCGGATCGAGATCGTTGCCATAGTCCCGAAGACGGTCGAACATGTAGCGCGCGTCATCGACCCAGCCGGTCAGCTGGTCGCGCGCCTGCTCCATATTGTCGACTGCATCGAAGAACGCGGTATCAAACCCGAACCCCAGATTGAGATTACCGAGCGCAACGTCGCGTTCCTTGCGGAAAGTCTTTTCCAGCAGCGCGAAATACTGGCTGTGCAGCTGCTCCAGCTCGCGCTGCAGCCCCTTGTTGCCCGCATCGCGCGCGAGGATCTGGTATTTGACCGACTGGTCAGAATACTCCGTAAACCCGTCGCGGAACTCGCCGATGCCCCGGCCCGCCGACAACTGCTTGAACTGGTTGATGGCGCCCATCGAGGTCGCCAGCTCGCGCTGTGCCGCGAGCCGTTTTTGCTTGGCTTGCGCATTGCCGCCGAGGATGCCGCCGAACAGCCCGAGCCCACCACCGACCAGCGCTCCAATCGCCCCGCCCACCGGGCCGAAGGCAAGACCCGCCGACAGGCCGGACAGCGCACCGCCCAGCCCGCCCATGAGCGGCGAGCCGGACTGATAGCCCATGCTGAACGCGCCAAGCGCCCCGCCAAGCGCCTGGCCTCCAGCCGACATGAGCCCGGCCGCCCCGCCCTGCGTCAGCGCCCCGATGACACCTGCCGCCGATCCGGTGCGCGTGCCGCGCATAGCCCCGGCCTCGACAGCATCGGTCAGCGCCGCCCCCGGCGAGCCCCTCAGCGCCGAGCCCATATCCTTGAACGCCTCGCCCGAGAACAGCCGGTCAATGTTCTGATAGCCGATATCGGCAAACTTGCTCGTCACCTTGTCGAGCAGCTCGTCGAACGAGTCGAACCCACCCTCCATCAGGTCGCGGAACACATCCCCAAACCCGCTCGAAAACGCGTCGCCGAAATCCCGGCCCATGCCGGCGCCGAGGTCGGCAATCGAGCCGCCCTGCTCCAGCTCAGCGATCCGCGTGCGTACCGCAATCACATACTCGGGCGGCAGATCCTCGCCCGTGGCAATCAGCGCCGCCAGCGCCTCGCGCAGCTCCTGCGCTTCCTCCGCCGCGCGCAGCCAGGGCATCTCCTGCTGCGCCGTCCGCTCCACAATCCGGCGATAGTCATCGACGGATTTTGCGGCCTCAGACACCCGCTTGCCGGAGCCGCCAGCCTTGCGACCGCTTGCCTCAAACGCCGCCGCACTGTTGCCGAGCGCACGCTCGAGCGCCCGGCTGTTTTTTGCCAGCAGCTCGTCAACCTCGGCCTGTTGCGCGCCCGATTTGACCAGCGCCCGGATGCTCTCCTCGCGCTCCTCATACTGCCGCCGGATCTGCGCCGCCGCCCGCTCGCGCGCCGGCAGCGCGTCGATATGCGTGTCCTTCTCGATGCGCTGCAGCTCGCGCGTCGCCTCAGCCACACCCGTGATCTCGCGCCGCGATGCAGCCAGCGCCTGCTGCGCCTCAAGGATCGCGCTGGTCGGGTCCGGCGTCTGATAGGCCGCCTCGACCGCCCTGTTATACGCGGCCTGCGCCTCGGTCAGTTTGTCCTGCGCCGCCAACGCCGCCTGCATCCCAGGCAGCGCCGCTGCCAGGCTGCGCATCGAGGCAGCATAGGTGTCGACCGCTGCCGCCGCCCCGGCAAACTGCCCTGCCGCCCCTGCCGCCGCATTGCCCGCCCCGGCAATGGCCCCGCCAGCCCCGCCCGCCGCGCCCTGCACTGAATTGAGCGCAGCCTCGCCATCGCGGACACTGCGCTCCAGATCGGCGACCTGCGTCGTCGTGCGCAGCGCCTGCTCGACCAGCGCAACGAGCGCCGCATTGCCGCTGTTTTCCGAGCCGAGCCGCGCCAGCGCGTCGCGGAACTGGTCAACCCCGATCCGGCCCTGGTCAAAATCATCGGCGAGCTGACGCAGCGCGCCGCCCTGCTTGAGAAATTCGTTGAGCGGATCGTCGATCCCGAGCTGCACCCGCCGGTCCGCCTTGCGGCCCATCGCGTTGCGCCACACATCGAGCGCCGCGTCCAGCTCCGCCTTGGCCGTCTCCAGCTGGCCGCGCTGTTCCTTGAGCGCCTCGCCAACCTCGAATGCCGCCATGTCCCGCGAGGCCTGCGACAGTTTTTCGACCTCGGCACCGGTCTGGCCATAGGCCTCCCGCAGCCGGCGCACCGCCGCCTCGAGGCTCTGCGTCGCGGTTTCCGTCTCGCTCGTCCGAGTCGCCCAGATCGCCACACCCGCCGTGATGGCGGTAATGCCGAGACCGATCGGCCCGCCAAAAAACGCCAGCGTGCCGCGCAGGGCCGACATCGTCGCATTGGCCGCCCGCGCCCGCACCGTGCTCTGCGCCAGCTCGTCCGACCAGCGCGCCATGCTGGCCGTCGCCCCGTCGACCGCACGCTCGGCAGCCCCCACGTCACGGCTGAGCCGCGCCAGCGTCCCTGCCGTGGCCCCGTTGGCGAGAGCGAGATCCCGCCGCGCCTGCGCCGCGCGAAGCGTCGCCACCGCGTTGACGCCCTGCGCCCGCGCATCCTCGAGCGCCGCCGCTGCATTGGCCCGCGATGCCGCCACCGCCTGCATCGTGCCCTGGACATAGTCCGTCACCGCGCCGATGGTCCGCCCGGCGAACACCGCCGCCAACGCGATTGCCGCGAGATCCGCATTGCGAGCGAGCGGCACCATGGCACCGGCCGCGCCCTCGAGCGCCGATCCCAGCGCGCCGCCAAACCCCTCGAACGAAGCCCGGCTTCCCTCGAGCGCCGACGCCGCATCATTGGCCAGATTGGCAATCGCGTCCGACAGCCCGCCGCGTCCGATGGCATCGGCCGTCAGTTGGATCTGGTCATCGAGCGCAGACAGAGCCCCGTTCAGCCCCTGCATCTGCTCGCGCATGGCCCCGGCAAACGTGTCCGTCCCGATCCGCCGCAGATAGCGCTCGACCTCGTCAGCGCTGTTGCGCACGGTTGTCGTCACGCCCCGGAACGTAAACGCCACCTCGTCGCCGGATTTGCTCGCCTTGACACCAAATTCCTTCAGCCGCTCGAACTCACCAGTTGTGGCATCCGCAATGGCCTCGACCCACTGCATAAGGTCTTTGCCCATGGCAGAGGCCGTGTTGCCATAACTCTCCATCGCCGCCATCGACGGCTCGAGCCCGAGCGCCTTCAACTTGATGAAAGCCTCGGTCGCCTGCGCAACAGAGAACGGCGTCGTCCCGGCAAAGCGCTTGATATCTTCGAACGCTGCCGCCCCGGCCTCGGCAGATCCGGTCACCGTCTTGAGCGAGGCTCGCAGCTTTTCAAACGAGGCCGAGGTCTGGACGACCCCGTTGATCAGCTGCGTCGAGCCAAGCGCCGCCATCGCCGCAGAGACGCCGACGAGCGCGCCTTTCAGCCCCGCCAGCGCCTGCTGCTGCTGCTGCATTGCCCGCATGTTCGCCGCCCACACCCGGGCCGACTGTGCCGACGAGCGATTGAAATCGCCCGTTGCCCGGTCGACCTGGGCAAGCCCACGCTCCGCCTTTCGCGAGAACGCGCTAATCTCGGCATCCGCCCGGCGCAGCTCGCGCTCAAACCCGGCAATATTCGCCGCGAGCACAACCTCCATCGAACGATCAGAATCACCGGTCATGTCGTCTCCGATGCGGCCCGCGCCGCGATCATCCCGTTATGCGAGCTGGCAAACCGCATGAGTTTGCCAGCCACACCGTCGCCGCCAGGCGGCGTCGGCGCGGGCGGAAACACCGCCCTGAGCACCGACGAGATCAGCTCATGCCGGGCGTCAGCCGCCCGGCGGATATGGTCGAGGTTGGTGTCGAGGGTTTCGGCCGCAGTCCAGCCGAGGTGACCGGTGCCGAGGTCGAACAACCGGTCGAGATACTCGGCGAAGGCGGCCGCCCTCACTCCGGGTCGGCGTCGCCGTCCGGCGCGTCGGCCTCAGCCACAGCATCCGCGTCGCGTCCGCCTGCGGTCAGGTTGCGCAGGAACTTGATTGCGGCCTCGCCATACCCGGTAAACAGGCCACCGGCGAACACCTGCGGCTCGATCTCGTCAATCGTCTCTTGCAGCCGCTTGGCGTTGAGCCCGGCCGCCAGGACATAGGTCAGCGCCGCGAAGTCCTGCTGCACGAAGTGCTGGTAGACTTGGGTAAAGCCGCCGAACTTGGAATTGATTTTGCGCGCAGCATCGAGCGTCGGGCGCAGCACGCGCTCGCGCCCGCCGAGGGTGATGGTCACCTCACCCGAACTGAGACGGTCGGTCATTGGATTTGCTCCTGTTATGTGCGTTGAAGAAAAGGACCGGCGGCACCCTCGCCGCCGGCCAGTTGGCTGCCGACCGTCAGGCGGCAGCCGGGACGATCAGAACCGTCGTGTTGATGGCCATGTTGACCGAGCCCTTGACGATGGCATCGGCATTGCCGACCTGCGTCGTCAGTTTCGTCACCGCCGCGTGGAAGTAGAAGACCGTGTTCTTGCCGGTCGGCGTCGGCTTGTCGTCCAGCTCGATCCGGATCGCGTAGTCGGCATCGGCCGCCACCGCTGCCGCCAGCGCCACCTGGCCAGCATCCGCCGGATCACGGCCCAGCGTGAGCTGCAGGTCACCCGCGTCGAACGAGGTCTTGAACTTGCGGACGCGCCGATTGTTCAGCGCCGTGAAATTCGCGAGCCCCACATTGTCGCCGAACTCGCCGAGATCCTCGACCTCGCCGATCTCGGTCCAGGGCGTCAGCGCGGCATACGCGGTCGGCGTGGTTGCGGCCGTGGTCGGGCCGATGGAAATGCGCGTCCCTGCGCCAGTCTGTACTGCCATTGTCGTGGTCTCCTGTGGACACGAAAAAGCCGCCTCGCGGGCGGCAGAAACCTCCAGCTGGAGGATCGGTCAGCGGCAGGCGCCGCGTATGTCAGAGTTGCTCGGTCAGGATCTCGAGGCTCACCTGCCCCATGAACGTGAGCCCATCCGGCTCCGGGCTCGTCGCCTCGGTCAGTACCGTGCACAGCACCACCCGGCCCGAGAGGTTGCCGCTGTCGTCGGTCAGGTCGCCGCGCCGCCGGTGCAGCCCGCCACGGATGCGGCCCATGATCCGCAGGCACTCAGCCTGTCCGCTGTAGGCAGACCAGACCGACAGCGTCACCAGCCAGCGCCGCTTGAGATCCGTCAGCCGATCCTGTTTCGCGGCGATCACCCGGCTGATCTGCACATAGGGCAGAGCCTGGCCGGTTCGCGCCACATCGAAGACCGGCACAGCCGGCAGCGGCGGCACCGCCGCGAGCGCTGCCGTGAGCCGCTGGAAAACCCAGCGATTGACCTCGGTTGTCATTTTCTGGTCCGTGATTTGAGCGCCGCCCCGGCGGACAGCACGCCGCCGGTCGCCCGGCCGATCCGCGCCGCGATGCCCGGCGCGTTGAGATCCAGCGCCGGCCCCATGAACGGGCTGGCCGGCATCGGCGGAATGTTACGCTCGGACGAGCCCTTGGTCCCGAACTCGATGAATTGCCAGTAGAACTGCTCGCGCGCAGCCGTCTTTGACAGGAGCCCGATCCGCGCCCGCAAGCCGTCGCCGTCGACCTTGGCACTCAGCGCCGCCGCCAGATCACCCGTGCGCACCGGCGCCAGCCCGCGCATCGTGTCGAGCACATCCTGCGCCCCGGCCTCGATCTCCCGCGCCACCGCCACCCGCACCCGCCCCGGCATCCCCCGCACCGCAGCGCGTACCCCGGCAACACCCCTGATCTGCGACTTGGTCATGTGGTCACACGCTCCACACCAAGCGAGATTTCCGCAACCGCCCGCCCCCGATCCGTCACCGATATGACGCGGTAGGACGCTCCCGCAATCACGACGCGGTCATTGACAACAAGCCCAAGCGTGCTGGCACCCCGCCTGACACGCACCTCGCCGCGCAGCGGATCGGTGATCCGACCCGCCTCGCGCCGCTCCCGTGTGGTCTCGAAGACCACATGGGCTGCACAGGCGCAGATCTGCACCGGCACCTCGGTCGCACCGCCGAGACCATCCGGCACCCGGTCCAGGCGACTGATCACAACGCGCTGGTCCATCTGCCCCGCACGCATCAGAGGCTCCTCCAACGCAGCTGACGGATCAGCGCCGATGCGCCTCCCGGCATTTCACCGGGCGGCAGCGTCCCCACGACAACCCCCTCGCGCAGCATGTCGAGCGCCCCCACCCGCAATTTGACCAGCAGCCGCGCCGCTGGCAGCCGCTCCTCCGGCAGGGCACAGAGATAGTCGACGCGCCACCGCGCCCCGGGCTGATACGCCCCGAGGCTCGGCAGATCGACCCAGGCCCCGCGCGCATCACGTCCCCAGGCAGGACCAGCCACCGGCGTTGCGGTTGCCCCCTCGATCACGTGCAGGATGACCTCGGTCACGTCAGGCAACGCCAGACGCAGCAGGCCAGCCTCGGCAAACTCCTCCCGCCAGCGCTGCGGCAGGATCACCCGGCCGAGCGCCCCGCCCGGTCCCTCCAGCTCGGAGACAACCGAGGCCTCGAGCGCTGCCAGCGTTGCGTCATTGTCGCCCGGCTCATACCGCAGATGCTCGCGCAACTCGGCCACGCTGACGACCGGCCCGGCCGGAGCCTCGATCCGGATCGCAGGCATCAGACAGCCGCCCTCCGCGTGCGCTTGGGCGACTGCTCCGCTGCATCGTCCGGCTCGCCCTCGTCCGTGGCCCCCGCCTCACCAGCACCCTGGTCAGTCGCCACATCCACACAACTGAGCGCGATGGCAGCCGCCAGCAGCTCGGACGGGCACTCCTCGCCCGCCTCGATCACCACGGGATAGATTTCCCCCGCGCGGACGCCCTCGAAAGGCCTGGTCACAATCGGCATCGCTCATCTCCTTGGAAAAGCGGCGAGCGCACACAGCGCCCGCCGGGATCAGCGTCAGGCCGCCACGCGGTGATAGCGGATCCACTCCGGATTCCAGAGCCCGCCGCCGACGCGTTTGGTCGTGTAGAACAGGACGTAGGGCTTGCGCGTGTAGGCATCGCGGAGCACGGAGATCCCCACCCGGTCAAAAATGCGGTACGCCTCGGCGAGGTTGCCGTAGACGACAGGGATCGCATTTGCGGCGACATTCGGCAGACCCGACAGCTCAAACACAGGCTCGCCGTTGAGCGTGGCCGGCTGGCCCGCCTGGAAACTCGGCTGCCACAGGTAGTTGCCGTCGCCGTCCTTGAGCTTGCGGATCGCGCGATACGTCAGCCGGTTGGCATAGAGGGCTGCACCGGCACGCCGCTCCGCCGGCAGGCTGGTCGTCAGGTCGATCAGGCCATCTGCCGTCAGCGCGGCAGCCGCACCGGTCCGCACCTCCTCGACCGCGCCGAGCGGATGCCGCTGCGCAACCGGGCGCGCGGCCTCAGCGGCAGCGTCGTAGTTGAGCAGCCCGGTCGGTTTGTTGACACCGTCGCCGGAGATGAACGCGATCCCCTCCTGCCGGGCGAACTCGGTGTTGACCTCGCTCGCGAGCCACGCAGCGATGTTGATCGCGCTGTCCTCGAGGATCTGGTTGGTTGCCGCCGGCTGGGCATAGATCTCCCCGAACGCGAACGCATAGTCCGCCAGCTGGCTGCTGTTGGTCTCGGGACGGGTGGCGGTTTCGCCGACCCAGCCCGAGGCCGTGCCGCCGATGTTGTAGAGCCGTTTGAACCCGCGTCCGGTGACGGACTGGACGGTTGCAAACTGGCGCATCGGCGAGACCTGCACCAGCCGGTCCGTGATCGTGCGATCCCACTCGACCGGCGCGGTGTAGCCGCCGTCCGAGTCCGAGCCGACCGAATAGGCCGCCGAGACCCCCTGCACGCGCATCGCCGCCTTCACCGCGTTTTCGTCGAGACGGCCGCGCACGAACCCGTCGAACGCCTGGGCATAGGCGCGGTCAGCCTCACTCATCACAGCCGGCGCACCCGGCCCGTGATCGCGGGCAGCCGCACGGATCGCCTGCTGATCGAGCGCCGCCTGCAGCTCGCCGACCTGGGCGTTGATGCGCTCGAGTTTCTCGGTCGTCACCACGTCGGCATACTGCGCCTTGATGCCGGCCAACTCCTCGGCATGCGCCCGCTTGAACTCCTCGAACGCCTGACCCAGCTGGGTCAGGACCGCATCAGGGCCATTGCCCTGCGCGCGAGCGAAAAGGATGCCGCGCTGCCCGGCGGCGCTGGTATGAATAGTCATGATTTCTGTCTCACTTTTTCAGGGTGGCAATCAGGCGCTGCACGGCGCCAACGGTCAGACCAGCGCCGGGCATGGTCTCATCGGCAGCGCCAGGCGTGCCGGGGAAGGCCTGCCGCATCAGGGCGCGCCGCTCGGAACGCGGCACCCCCGCCTTGGCAAGCTGCATGTCGAGCCGCGAGCGTGCGGCTTTCTGCGTGTCCGTCGTCGGACTGAGGTCCGGCGCGGTGAATGTCTCGTCGGCAAAGGCCAGCTCGATGGCACGCTCGGGCGAGAGCCACGTCTCCGCCTCCATCATGGCGCGGATCTCGGCCTGATCGCGGCCTGTTCGGGCGGCATAGATCCTGGCCATCGCCTCGTCGAACGCCCGGAACGTTTCCGCCGCACTGGCGAAATCGGCGTGATTGCCAACGACCCCGCCCCAGCTGTTATGGATCATCAGGAACGAGCCGAGCCCCATCTGCACCGTGTCGCCCGCCATGGCGATGATCGAGGCCGCAGAGGCCGCGAGCCCCATCACCCGCACGGTCACCTGTGCCGGATGCTCGGCGAGCAGGTTGTAGATGCTGACGCCCTCGAACATGTCGCCGCCGGGGCTGTTGATGTTGACCGTCACGTCGACCGGGCCGAGCTGCCGCAACGCACCCGCAACCCGCTTGGCCGTCACGCCCTCGCCGGTCCACCAGTCCTGACCGATCACGTCATAAATCGAGATGGTCGGCGTCTCGTCGCCCTCGGCAGCCAGCGGCGTCCAGCGTTCCAGTGCCCCGGATGCGGGCTCGCCGACATAGGCCCGAGGCCGCTCGATCTGCACGCTCGGCAAGGTGCGCAGGCTCATTGTGCTGTCTCCTTCTGGCCGGGCATCGGCGGCAGGTTGCTCGCCTCCGGCAGGTCCATGAACTCGCGCACCTCGTCGATTTCCAGCCACGGGTGATGCCCGCCGGAGCCGAGGCCGCGCGCGAAAAACTCGGCCTGGTCTTTCATGTTCCCGCGCAGCAACCCGCCCGCGTTGAACTTGGCCTCCAGCTCGTCCGCCTCGGCATCCGTCAGCAGATCGCGGGCGATAGCCTGCTCCCAGGCCTCGAACCACGGGTTGAGCCCGTAGAGCACGAACATCTGACCGAGAACGTCGATCCCTGACCCCCAGGACGTATCGGCCATGCCGAGCAGCGGTCTAGGCACGCCGAACACGCGACCGATCTCCTCGATCTGGTGCGCCCGCTGCTCCAGCGCCTGGGCATCGCGGCCCGTCGTCGGCGCTGCATTGAGCGTCATCCCCTCTTCAAGGATCAGCGTGCGATAAGCGTTCTCGGCACCCTCGCGCTCATCAAGGCTTGCCTTGAGGCGAGCGAATGCCTCGGGCGTCACCTGCCCCTTGGTCTCGAGCACCAAACCCGCCATCACCCCGCGCTTGAACAGGCTTGCCGCCGCCCGCTCGGTCTGCATCGCCAGCGCGATGGCTTCCGCCGCCTGCTGCACCAGCGACAGGCCAGTGATTCCGTCAGCCGACAGGCCAAACCGGACGTGGAAAATCTCGCTCTGTGGCAGCACCGTCTGCGAGCCATTGCGGTTGCTGACGAGATACTCAAGCCGCCAGTCATCGCGCTGTCGCGGCGTCACCGACGCAAGTGGAACCAGAGCCACCACATTGCCGCGCGAGCGGATCACCCGCGCATAGGCGCTGCCCTGCGTCAGCGCCCGCTGCTGCATCAGGGCGCGAAACTCGAAAGCGGTCTGCCAGGGGTTTGGCCGCCGGTGCAGGATCTTGAACAGCGGATGGTCCCGCTGCTTGGTCCTGTCCGCCATGCGGATCAGATGCAGCGGCAGCTGCGCGACTGCGAAAGCGATCAGGCTGACGCTTCGCAAGACGGCCGGGTTGCGAAGCGCAACCGCCGGCGTCACCGTCAGCCCGGACTGCGTTGTCCGCTGGCCGAGCGCGTCGACGATCAGCGCATACAGCTCCGGCGACGTGAGCGACAGGCCACCCTCGGCACGCGGCGCCGGGTCCCGGCGAAAGAGGTCAAGCAAGCGCTTCACAGCATCAAGATCCCGCGTGTCTCATAGACCGAGGGCGGCGGAGCTGCGCGCGTGCGGCACGTGGCAACACCGATGGACATGGTCAGAGTGACCATGCCGTCGATGCGCCCCGTCGCCTTCTGCTTGTCCAGCATCCGGTGTCCGGTCCGGTTTTGGGTGTAGGCCGTATGCGCAGCGCAGCTCGTCATCATCGGGTTGCGCTCGATCACGATGCGGCCCTCGAGGACCGCCGCTTCCATCTTGTTGATGCTGTCAGGCATCCAGAGATAGATTTCCTGCTCGCCCTCGGGCAGGTCCTTGTCGGTCTCCAATACCCGCCGGTTGAACCCCTGGGGGTGGATCACGAACGGGATGGACTGGCCGCCGTCGAGCATGTGTTCGCGCAGCCGCTCCAGCCCGTACTGATCCGCCGCAACCTCGCGCGGTCGCGCCCTCGCGCAAATGCGCTGCAGCGCGTCGGCCACCCAGGCATAGCGGATGCGGTCACCGTCCACCGGCTCTATGAACCCGTCGCGCGCCCAGACCTCATAGGGCGCCTTGTCCGCCGCCGCGCGCTCGCGCAGCGTGTCGCCCGGCGTCCAGAACCAGGTCTTGCTGACAAACCGTTCGGCGTCTTTGGTCGCGTCCAGCACCCAGGTCAGCGTGAACGCCGTGAAATCCCTCGACTGCGACAGGTCGAGACCGCCGTAGCAGGGATGCCCGGCAGCAATCAGCGCGTCGACATCAGCCTCGCCCAGACAGGCCGACCAGGTCTGGTGCTTGAAGGCGGCCGTCACCGCGTCCGTCCATTCGCAGAAATGCAACCTCGCGATGCCGTTGCGCTTGCCCGGCATCTTGACCGCCTGGTCGACCTGCAGCGCGAGATACTTCTGAGACAGGATCGAGCCGAGCAGCGGGTTGGGTTTGCCCCAGCAGGACGGATCTAGCTCCCAGTCATCCCCCTCATCGAGGGAGCAGACAAAAGCAAAAGTCGTGTCATCCTCGACGCGGCCATGCGCGACATTGATCGCGTGCGTATGCTCCTCGAAGCAGACGCTCTTTCGATCCGTTCCCGCGTTCGTCGCCATGCAGAGGAGCGGCTGCCGGCGGAATTTGAACCCGCGCTCGAGCATGTCGATCACGTCGCGGTTGCGATGCTCATGCACCTCGTCGGTCAGCGCCATGTGCGGGCGCGGCCCGGACTGGCCGTCATCCGACGAGATCGGCTTGAACTCGCGCCGGTCACCCGCCTTGCCCTGATAGGACAGCGCCCAGACCGGGTCGACGCCGTGTTGCCGGACGCGTCGGGCAAGGTCGCGCGACTGCTGCACCATGGCAACCGCATCTTTAAACAAGACCATCGCCTGGTCCTTTTTTGATGCGGCGGCGTAGATCTCGGCGCGAGGCTCACCATCGGCGACGAGGCCGTAAAGTCCGATGCCGGCAAGCATCGGGCTCTTGCCGTTGCCCTTGCCCTCTTCGTCATAAAAGCGCCGGAACCGGCGCAGCTTCGTGTCCTTGTTGAGCCAGCCGAACAGCGATCCGATGCGAAACTGCTGGCTCGGATGCAGGTGGAACGGCCTGCCCTCGAACTGACCGCCATTGAGCCGGAACCGGCGCGGGAAATACTCCACCGCCCGCAGCGCTGTTTCCCGGTCGAACACCAGGCCCCGCTTGCCCGCCTCCTCAAGGTCGGTCAGATGCCGCCGGGCGGCAGCGCGGATATGTGGACCGGCAACGACCCGGCCCGCGTCGACATCCTCGGCCCAGGCCGTCACCGGATCAACGTCCGGGTCCGTGCGCATGTCAGGTAAAATCGTCCTCGAACAGATCCGCCTCAGCGCTCGGCCCGGCGCCCTTGAGCCCGCGCTCTGCTGCCGGTGTCAGCCCGAAATCACGGGCGAGCGTCAGGAACTGGCGGAATGTTTCATTGAGCTGCCCGACCTCAGGCCGGCATTTGATCTGCTCGCCGTTCCGCGTCTTTGTCACATAGGTCTCGCCGACACCCGGCGTCGCCATGAACCGTCGCAGCTGTTCATGCCGCGCCCGCGCCTCGCACAACAGGACGAACGTCTCGAGCATCGGCTCGCGCAGGCGGTTGATCGTCGGATTGCACAGAATCGGCGCGAGCCGGTCATAGATCGCGGCCGCACCTGGGCTCAGATAGTCGGGTTTCAGCTCGGCCGCGATCTGCCGCCCGCGCTCCCGCATCCGCTCATCGTTGCCACCGTCGCCGGTAAACGGGACAACGGTCTCCTCGCTCGGCTTCCGGCCTTTCATCTCACCCTCTCACTGGTGGCTTTTTGCCTCCAATTCCCACCCGCTACACAAAAAGCCTCTTCCGCCGGTATCCGGGGCGAGGCGCTCAGCCTTTTGCCCCCCCCCCTACCCCGCCGAGGGATGCCGAGGGTCGACCGGCCAGCCGTCGATGCCGACCTCGGTCGAGTAGCCGCGCACTTCTTCTGCCTGCTTGACGCTGTCGTGGTGATCCGGGCACAGCGTCTGCAGCGCGCCAGACCAGAACAGCTCAGGGTCGCCGCGATGCGCCACGATGTGGTCAGCGACGAGAAAGCGCCGCCGAGGATTGGTTTGGACGCTGCCGTCCATCTTGCGCGACCCGTCATTGACGATCCCGCGCTTGAGGCAAAACTCACAGACCGGGCTTGCCTCGAGTTGCGCGAGACGCCGCCGCCTCCACCGCGCGGTGTTGTACCAGCGCCGGTACTCAGCCGCCTCGGCGCTGCGATCATCCCGGCGGCCTGCCATCGCCCGCACCCCAAAACGCAAAAAAGGCCCGCGATCCGCGAGCCTGCTGCCGTCATCCTGATCTCAATAGAAACCCGCCGCGCCAGCTCCACCGCTCCGGTGTCTATGCTGGCCGGGTCCGCCGCCCCGGTCGGTCTGTTGTTCGCGTTGTCCGCGCAGCCCCGGGGGATCCGACGAGTTGTCCTAACCGCAGAGTTACGCCGAGGCCTTGAGGCTGTCAACAGGCAGCGTTGCCGGCACGTCGCCGCCAAACGCCGAAACATCCGCCCGCACCGCCTCACCGCCCGCCGCAACGCCTTTAACAACAACCTGTTGCCCGGCAAACGGACCATCCACAACGAGCACCACATCGCCCAGCTTAAACCTGTGACCAACCTCGATCTCGCGCCCCTTGAACGAGGCAATCGACGTCGCAATCACCCGCGTCAGATCGCGCACCGGCACCCGCACGGCCCGCCCGCCGCGCTCCACCGACAACAGCCCTTCGACGCCGTCCGTTGCCCGCACCAGGTCAACCGTCTCGCCGCCGGCCACATCGAGCCCCACGAACAGATACCGCACCATCATCGGGCGATAGGTCTCCACCCATCGCTTGTCACGCCCGGTCTGCCGCCGCTCGGCCACCATGGGCAGATAGGTCAGCACGCCCCGGTCACCCAGCGCCGTTGCCGCCCGCTGCTCGCAACGCGGATTGCACCAGGCCACCACCCACTCGAGCGGCACATGCCGCACCAGCGCCATCATCAGCTCCAGCTGCTGGATCATCGCATATGTTGCCGGTGTCATGCCCGCCCCCTCACAGTGTCGAGAAACGCATCCGCCGCCGCCGCAACATCCGCGACGGTCTCGCCCGCACCGGCCTCACGCGCCGGGAAATACACCCACTCGGCACAGCGGCCCGCATCGGCAAACCACGGCCAGCCGCGCTGGCTGTGCAGCTCCGCCCACGCCCGCCACAGGGCCGAGCCCCGGTGCACCTGCTCGGTCCGCTCGGCCAGCGCCAGCACGCCCGCGTCAACCGTCGTGCCGCGCGCCCGGTTGAGCGCATTGTCGTCCAGCGTGTTGACGCGCGACCAGCCACCCGCCGCAAGTTTCGCCCGCCGCACCTCGTCCGCCGACAGCGTCCCCGCCGCAATCATCTGCTGCTGCATCCGCGTCGGCTGCATGCTGCAGCGCGGGTCCGGGTCCGCCGCCAGCGCCGCAAACCGCGCCGCCGCCCA